TCGCCGCGTGGAGCCTGATAGCCTCGGCCTTGTCCAATATGAAACCGAAGAGGATGATTCCGATGCTGGAACCCCTGGCGCTGGTGCTCATTGCTATTGAGTCCACCTGTTCGTTGTCTATGAGGAGGTTTCCCGTAGCGGCGACACCTGGATCACCATATGTGGCAACGCCGAAGACCTTATCCTCCATCGCCCCAACAGAATCCTGAATCCTGGTGCGTATAGAAGTCTTCTCTGGGACGGTAGCCAATCCGTCTGAGCCATCAATCACCTGACTGTTATAGATTCCATTGTCTGAGCCAAATGCCGCGTTGTAGAGGCCGTATGGGTACGGGATAAACGGGGTCGTCGCCTTCCCGTGCGACGTTATCCTCGTATAGAGTCCCCGCGTCCTGACCTGGTCGCTGTTGTCCGAGCGCATCGTCGGGGCCTTGTAGAGGTAATTCACGGGTTGGCCGAGACCGTATACTGCCGGCTCTGGTGTGTAGCTAAGCTCGTTTACATACACGCTGGCGTTGTAGATGCCTGCCGCCCCGTTCTCAATATTTGCCACATATCCTGCGGGGTGCGACCAGCCGAACGTGTTGATGGCTTTCGCCTGGTCGATAGGCTTGAACTTCACATATATCAGTGGGCTTTTGTGTCGAAGGTTGAGTTGTTGGTGCGCTGCACCCCCCGATGTCCATTCAATCATGATGCTGTCACCGGCAGCGGACGCTACGCCCCCGGCGTGGTCCCACCTGTCCACTGTGACGAGAAACGACGCAGTGCTCTGCCTCTCATGGGGGAGGGTGTGGCTCAGCGTGGTCCCCCCGGACAGGATGGGCTCCCAGTATATGGTGTTGAATCCAAGCTCAAACTGCCAGTGCTGTGTTGCGAGAGCACCGGCAACGTCTGGCGGCACCCCGGACAGCAGGAACACATACTCGCCAGAGGCGTTGATTTCGGTGAGTTCAAAGTAAAACGCCGTATCGCTGAGAGTCTCCAGACGCAGCCTGGAGATCATGTTCCTTACTATGACGTCTTTCTCATTCTCAAAGCTGTCGTCTGTGCCGCCACCCCTCCCAAGCTCATAAATGCTGTAGGGGCGGGCGGTCAACTCTGACAACAACTGGCCTGGATACTCTGTCGGATTATCCAGAGAGACCACATACGTCTCACCGAGCAGAGATAGAGCCTGCGCCTGGTTGACGGGGGTCGTCGCCACCACTTTGGACGGGGCCGCCGTGTAGAAATAGTCCTCAAAATCCCACAACAGCCACGTCTGCTTGGAGAAAACCCAGACTTTGCTGTCGAACGAGCAATAGATTTCCTCGAAATGCTCGTTATAGCCAATGTGCGGGGTGCCAGGGGGTGCGCTGAAGCTCTCAGGCTGCTGGTTCGCAAGGCCCGTGAGCCCTGCCTGTGTCGCATAGTGGGAAAAGGGGTCTGAGACGCCCGTTGTCCAGTACTCCTGAATCGGGTCTGACAGGGTTGCGTAATCGAAATTGCCAGAAATGGCGTGAACGCCCCGGCTTGAGACCCAAATAGGGACACCCTTTACCGTCATCAATGCCGATGGCGCCACGCAACCAACCTCTGAAGAGAGCTTTGTGAGGATGCCGCCCGCGAGAAGGCCAAACTGAGTAAGGGCCGGCTGTATCACCCACGTCTCGGTGTCAGAGAAGACGTAGATTAACTGTCCGTTCGAGGCCAGCCCGGTGATGTTAGACAGAACGGGGATGATGTCGGTGTTATCCGCCTTAATGTTGTTGGGAAGAAAGGCGTCAGAGTAGAAGATGGTGTTGCCAGAGGCGTAAACCAGGGAACCCTGGTGCTCGCACATGGCTGAAACGCCGGCCAGGTCGGAACTGTCGAAGTAGTTAAAGGCTTCGGTGTTTAACCCGTCAGAGAAAACCACTGGGGTGACCGAACTTGCCTCGCCCCTCGCTGGAGACCAGTCATAGTCATCTGCACCCTGAAGCTGGGCGTTACGCTCAACAACCAGAGAGGGCCTGTAGACGTAGACCCCGATGTCGTCGTTGGAGAAGTAGAGATTCCCAGCCATCTCCTGGAAGGCCACGGCCCCGGCGCCAGACATCGTCCAATTCGCCGCCGCCTTGTCAGCCGCCGTCTCGTAACAAGCCTTCAAAACCCTCGTCTCATGGAACGAACGGCCACCATCCCCGGTCACCCTGTGAAGAACGTGCTCAACGCGCACGTTATCGTTAACATCGAAGACCGAGACAGAGTAGACTGCCGCGTATGTACCAACCTCCCGGCTCTCACCTGTGAACAAGTCCGCTGATAACACTGTAATTATCTGGGTATGGCCGAACGCTGTCTTCAGCGCGTAGCTTCCCAGGTGCTTCTTGTATCCCAGAGGTGAAGACGATGACCCATTGATGGACATCGTCGAGTCGCCCCTGTAGAGCAACCCGAATCCGCTTCTGACTGCCCAGGAACCCTGCCTGTTTTCGAGGTTTCGGACGAAACTGCCGTCATTCTCTGGGTCCAGAGACACCGTCGGACTTAGAATGTCCAGTTGCTGCTTGGGTGTCGCCACAGAACTACTCCTGAACCCACTGCGCCCCTCGCGGAACCCTCGTACTCGACAAGAAGGCCTTCATCTCCTGGGTAAACGACGCCGTCTTGGCTTCGAGTTGCTCATTCACCCCGTTGTCGATGACGCTGTAATGCTTCGCGGCAAACATGGCGATGAGAGGGTGGAACTGCGGGAAGTCGTCAACAAACGTGGCGACGACGGCTGCGAAATCGACAGAAGACTCTTTGAGATAACTGACCCGAATCGTGCCCGTCTGGTCTGTGGCAAAGCGAAGCGTTGAGGCCCTGAGCCATGCAATGGGCGTTGCGAGGATGGGATACGGGTAGTCTGTGATGTTCGTGTTGTCTACGACGAGGTCATAGTAATACGAGACGTCAGCACCAGACATCATCGCCACAGAGTGAAGCTTGAGCATCGGGTTGTCAGAGTTCCCGCCCAGGAGGACGTCGCCAGCGGCATTGTCCGGCGGGTCGGGAACAAGCGTGGTCAAGTCGATGGTCCGCACCCCAGCGAGGGTGTAATCAACAGAGGACACCATATCGAGGGGCGTCTCCTCGAACGCGATGGTTCTGAACTCGTTGTGGCCCAGCTTGAGGAAGAGAGCCTTGTCTGTGGCGTTGACGAAGGTGTTGTCGCTCTCGTCGATGACCATCTCGAAGTAGCGCATAATCTCTGTGGTGTTCACGGCATCTCCCCAGCAGCCTCTGCGTTCTCTTCCAGGATAGCCTGCGGGTCAAACTCTGCGTTAGGAGGTATCCGCCTGGCTGACGATGGCTCAGGAGCGGCACGGGGGTAGACAACCGGCTTTCCTTCGAGGCCCTGAAGGGCTGCATCGTCGAGAGGGGCCAGCAGAGAGTTGAGTATCGAGGCGATGACGTTCTGCGTCTCTTCGGGCAAGTCGTAGTAATCACCGCTCTTGATGAAGCTGCTGAACACGGTCTTGAATGCGTCGATGTCATCGTTAGCCATGATTTCAATCTCGAAGCCGGCGATGACTGCGGCGAGAGCCTCACGGGCGTGGGAGATGGTAGCGGCTTTCTCCAACCGGTAGCCGGTCCCTGTCTTGAAAGACAGTTCCCGCAGGGCGGTCTCCTGGTCGATGAGTTGAAGCTGGAAAAGCTCAAGAACCTGCGCGTCTCTGGTTTGCTTCGTATCCTGAAACATCGAAGATGCGTTGATGAATACGTCGGGGTCGTCAACGATGTTCGAGCTTTTGAGTTCCTTGAAAACCGCCCTGCCGTAAGTGTCGAACATTGCAACCATTTTGCCCTCGGTATAGTGGAGCTTCATGAGTTGCAATACCTTGGAGAAGGTATGGGCGGCTGTGTATTCGATGCTGTTCTGGGTTATCTGAAGCTGCCCTGTGTCCTGTGCGGCGAGGGCCTCGATGGCTTTCCCAGAGGTCACACCCACGCTTCTCTTGCCCATCGAGATGTTGTGGATACCGGCAACGTCCTGGATCTCAGACTGCAGGCGTTGAATGTTGTCGAAGACGTAGGATGGCAACGGCGCCGCAGGTAGTTGCGTTGGCGTCCCGCCGGCGGGGTTGTAGTAAATCTTCTCCCCGGCCTTTCCTCTGATGCTGTCTGCGCTCACCCCAGAGGTCTTGGGGATCAGCCACTTCGGGTTCGACATCAACTCCACGTTCTTGAGAACCTGGGTTCTTGCCTGGTTGTAGAGGTTTTGAAGCTCCAGACAGGGTTCGATGAGGCCGATGCCCCAGAACTCTCTTGGAAGAGTGGTGTACCTGCTGACGCAGACGGGGTGGCTACCGTCCCATTCGCCCTCATAGAGGGCCTTTCCGTCGAACAAGATGAGGTGTCTGCCATCATCGACGTAGACCTCGAAGATTTCCGCCCTGTCGGCGAGAGTCTCTTCTGCTGGCTTATCGTCTGGCTGGACTGGGGTGTAGTCCTCAATCCTCGACTTCTGGTTGGGATACGCCTCTTCGAGGACCTCTTTCTGTATGAAGCTGCGAACGGCTACGAACCTGGACTCTTCGAGAGTGGTGGCGCCGGTCTCGACGAACAGGTCATGAGGCGAGATGTTCTTTGTGGTGACTCGGTCCTGGTCGGCATCGTAGTAGGTATGGAGGGCTGCAGTCCCGAACTGGACGAGGTTCAAGATGTGGTCGTTCAGGGTTTCCTTCATGTTGTCGTTATGAAAGTTGTACTGAATTGCCTCTTCGCTCAGTTCCGCCTTGGCGATGTCTTCGCTCGAAGGCGAGGCGGGGAGAACGCCCACTGAGGGGTAGATGACCTGGAGCTTGGCGACGACGGTGCGCTGAATGCCCAGGAGCCTGTTGATGACAACGCGGCTGTCTGTGCGCTGCCGACTGATGAACTGATTGATCTTTCTATCGAAGCTCAGGGATTGCTTGCCAGCCACATACCTGGAGATAAGGTCCCAGGTTCTGACGAGGGGCTTTCGGTCGTTCTTGGAGTCGGCGATGAGCTTGGCAATGTCCTTGATTTCCATCAGGAGGACCCCCAGCCCCGAAGGATTTTCTTAATAATCTCCGCTGATTTCTCGTCACCGGCAAGTTGCGCCAGTCCCACTGCGCCCCTGCCCATCCTTGCTGGCTGTTCAGGGCCTGACGCCAACATCTCAACCGCACCACCAGCCTGACCGCCGAGTGCGGCAGCACCGATTACTGCGGGCAGGCCAACGCCTGAGAGGGCCGCCACTCCCGCCCCGATGCCGGCGCCTCCAGCGGGTAACCAGTCTGTCCAGTCGGACTCGTTCTGTTCTGCTAACTGCTGTGCGGCCTGTTGTCTGGCAATAGACGTTGTTCTGCGTCCATATTTCATTCGGCCACCTCAGCTAAGGTCTAACAAGTCTGCAACGGACTCAATTGGCGTGACTCCGATGTTCACCTTTTCCTGATGATAATCATGCCATACGCGCCACAAAAGGAGAGATTGGTTGACGAATGCGGGCAGCATTAGAAATGCAATCAAGCCAAGGAATGGCGCATATGGCATAAAACCTCCGTGGGGGCGGGGAGGCCCCTGCCGGGACCTCCCCTCCGTGGGGGGCCACGGTCAGATATCGAGACCAGCAATCACCGCCTGGGCGTTGGGTCGAGTACAGGCAGTATTGTAATAATGCCTGTAGTAACCCTCGGCTGCGTCAGTGCTGGCAACGCGAGACAGTGCGGAGCCGTCGAAGTCAGCGAATCCGCCCTGGTCAAGCTGCAACAGCTTCCAGTGCTTGAGTGACATGAGAACCATGCCGCCTCGCCCACAGGCCCGACTCGAACGGATATCGACGCCGCCGTAGCTGAGCCCGGTGAAACCACCATCGCCCCGACCAGCACGGTCAGTGA